TGGATCAAAATGGAGAATATATTATTACGCTCATTTAGCAAAAGATGATGTTTCACTTGGCAAATTTGTAAGAGCATCGCAAAAAATTGGATTAGTTGGAGACAGTGGTAATGCAAAAGTTCCACAGTTACATTTTGGTATAATGACTTTAGTTCCACATTTTTGGAAATTTGATGATAGTAAACAAGGTTGGAAAAAAATGTTTTATATTAACCCAATAAAAAAAATTAATGTATAATGAATATTAATAGTCAAGATGTAAATAAAGCTGAAGAAGCTTTAATGCTTGCACATAAAGACCTTATTTCATTTGGTAAGTTATTTTTAGATAATGATTTTATGCGCAGTGAGACTCCATTCTTTCATTATGAGATTGCTGATATAATAGACGATAGAGAAATAAAGCAGGTTGCAATCATTATACCACGAGGACATGGAAAAACAGTATTAACAAAAGCATCAATATTAAAAGACTTTCTATTTTGCCCTAAAGATGACTTCTTATTCTATGCATGGGTATCAGCTACACAGAAACTTAGTGTAGGTAATATGGACTATATAAAGCATCACTTTGATTATAATGATAAAATAAAGTATTATTTTGGAAATATGCGAGGTAACAAGTGGACAGAAGAAGACATTGAATTGACAAATGGCTGTAAATTAATTAGTAAATCAAATGTTTCAGGTATTAGAGGTGGGGCAAAGCTACATAAGAGATATGACTTAATAGTATTAGATGACTTTGAGCATGAAGCAAATACAATTACGAGAGAAGCAAGAGATAAGAATGCTAACTTAGTTACTGCCGTAGTATATCCTGCTCTCGAACCACACACCGGTCGTCTTCGTGTTAATGGAACTCCAGTTCACTACGACAGTTTTATTAATAACTTGCTCACTAGTAGTGCTAAAGCTAGAGAAGCTGGTGATGATTTTGCTTGGAGAGTAATTACATATAAGGCTGTTACAGGTGATGGTGCTCCTTTATGGTCTTCTTTCTTTAATAAGAAGAAGTTAAAAGAGAAGAAGAAGTTTTATGCTGATTCAGGACAACCGCAGAAATACTATCAAGAATATATGATGGAAGTGATGAGCGATGAAGACGCAGTATGGACAAGAAGACATGTGATATATTGGGAGGGGTATTATAAACACGAGGATGGTGTTAATTATATTGTAAAAGATGGTGAAGAAATACCTGTGAATACATTTATAGGATGTGACCCTGCTACCGATATAGATACCAAGCATGCTGACTTCAGTGTAATTATGGTAATCGCAATTGACGCAAATAATGATTTGTATGTTTTAGAATATGAGCGACATAGAAGTATTCCAACGATTGGCAGCAAGGCTCCTGATACAGGTGAGATAATTGGTAAGAAAGGAGTTGTTGATTATATATTAGAATTACATGAGAAATATCATTGCACATCATCAACGGTTGAAGATGTAGCTATGAACCGTTCAATTTTTCAAGCATTGAATGATGAAAGAAGAAGAATAAATAGGTTCGATATAGCAGTAATTCCTGAGAAACCCGGTGGAACTAACAAGCGTAATCGCATATATAGTGGTCTTTCAGCTCGATTTAGTACAGGAACGGTACGTTTGAGGAAGAACATGTTTGATTTAATCAACGAAATAGTTACCTTTGGCCCCAAAATGTCACATGACGATACAATAGAGAGTCTTTATTACTCTCAAGTACACTCATTTCCTCCAAATATGAAGAAAGATAAACATAAAAGGACTTGGTTTAAGCCAACAAGAAAAGCAAAAAGTTGGATAGTGGCATAAAACATGGTTAGTATAGGTCAAATGCGAAGTCTGGTTGAGAGCACATGTTCTAAGATGGGTGACAAGTATGCATCAAAAGATGCTGTTGAATTAGTATTAGCTACTGGTATAGTAGAATCAAGATATGAATATATTAGACAAATGGGTGACGGCCCTGCAAGATCGTTTTGGCAAGTAGAACCGGCATCTGCAGTTGATAATTGTCAGCACTATTTGAAGTATAGGTCTAGTTTAATGAAAAATTGTGCTAGAGCTAGTCTTGTAGATACTAAGTATTGGCAAATGTATGAAGAAGAAATATGGGCAGAAATATTAGAAAAGAACATATCCGCTGGCATCGTCCACTGTAGATTGAAGTATCGTAGAGTACCAAAGAGATTACCCAGTTCTTTAGAAGGACAATCTGAATATTGGAAAAAATATTATAACACAGAAGGTGGTAAAGGTGACCCAGAGCATTTTGTTGAATCAGTTAAGAAGTGGATGATATAAAATGCCTAAGAAAAAATCTAAAGTTACAGAAGCATCAGTTTTCCCAGGCGCAAGTTTATGGTCAATAGTAACTTCAATAGTAGCTCCAGCTATTAGAGAAAGAACTGTTCACAGTTTGCGTGGATTTGATTATGATCAAGATTGGTTATCTGTTGTAGGAAGTTTTATAGGTGGTGAGGGTGACTTTACTGATTCTCAAGTTAAAGATATGGTAGAAAGAGTTTACCCCACTGCTTTAAAAAAGGGAACAATTAAACCTTGGAAAAGAGGTGACTTAGAAAAGGGAAGAAAGCCTCCAATGAGAGTCCAAGAAAGAATGGATATGATGTTGATGGCAGCCGATATGCCACAGAAATATGGCACAATGAAGAAAAGTGTTTGGCAACCAACTGTGGGTAAAGAAAAGAAAGATGTTTTTTATACATTTGGAGACCCTAGTCAGATGAGTGATATATATAAAGGATTATCAGAAAAGATACCTTACATGGAGAAAGAGACTGCAAGAAGAAAAGAAGCTGGAGAAAAGCCAAGAATGTTTAATGTTGGTTATCCATCAGATGTTAGAAAAGGAGAAGCTGATTTTGATTGGTCTCAGCATCATGTTGGAATGGAGCGATTTCAAGTTGGAGTAGGTGAAGACCCTACAGGAAAATATATGTCTATATATGATCCTTGGGATATAGCTGGAGGTGAACTTACTAAGGGAGTTTTTCCTGGTTTTCAGATATATGACAGAAGATATTATGAGATGACTCCTCCAGATCAAGTTGATATTAAAAGGGCTCCTCCTGCTGAGTTCGCTGCTCCACAACCAGTACCAGTAGGTCAGATGCCCGTTGGTAAAAGCAAAGTAGGAATAGAAGATAAAATAATGAATTTTTTACATAAGGTTATATAATGGCAAGATTAACTAATAAGAAAAGAGCTCAAACAAATAAGCAGCTTTGGGAAAGGGCTAATAACAGCCACAGACAGCGATGGCAGAATTTAAGTCAGAAAGGTTTTGACTTTTATCTGAATGAACAGTTATCTAAGCGTGAAGTAGATGCTTTAGAAGAAGCTGGGATGCCAACATTTACAATTAACAGGGTAACCCCTATTGTTGAGATTATGAAGTATTTTGCGACTGCTAATAATCCAAGATGGAAAGCAGTTGGAGCTACTGGAGATGATGTAGATGTTGCACAAGTACATTCTGACATAGCTGATTACTGTTGGTATCTATCTAATGGTAAATCATTATATAGTCAAGTAGCTCTTGATGCTCTTACAAAAGGTATTGGTTATTTCCTTGTAGACGTAGATGCAGATGCTGATCGTGGGATGGGTGAGGTAAAATTCAGTAGAATAGAACCTTATGATGTATATATTGATCCAGCAAGTAGAGATTTCTTATTCAGAGATGCGACTTTTGTGATGATTAGAAAGAATCTTTCACGATCAAGTCTAATAAATATGTTACCTGAACATGCAGCTAAGATAAAAAAGGTAGCAAGAGGTACTGAAGTTGTATCTTATTCTCAGAGAGATACTCAAGAATCTTTCAGCACACAGCCTGAAGATATTACAATGGGTGTCAATTTAGATGCTGAAGATGATGATATAATTGCATACTATGAAACATACGCTAAAAAGAAGTTTGCATATAGAAATGTATTTATAAAAGTAAACCCATCACCTGCTGAACTTGATCTTATAAAAGAACAGGTAGCTGAACAAATAAGTGATTTTCAAAAAGAGATTGAAGTTGGATTAATAGAAAAGGAAATACAACTAAATGATGCTGTAGAAGCAGGTGAGATGATACCTGAAAGAGCAAAACTTGAGTTAGAAAAAGCTAGGAAAATGGCGACTCAAGCTATAGAAGAACAGCGTATGCAGATGGAATCTCAAGCACAAGATGCGGCTTCAACTATAAAACAACAAGTAATGAGAGAAGAAGATTTTCAGTTATTATCTTCAAATCCTGAGACTATGAAGAATATTGTTGAA